TTTCAATTGTGGATACAAAACCGGATACACAGTAGGTAGGCCACTCAGCTACAAGTTTCGAAAACTATTGTCGTGGATGGGCGCCAGCGATAACGATGTGCGCCGCATGGTGATTGATGCTATCCGTGTCAAGGACATAGTAGACCTAACTCGTCCCACCGTAGAAACACTGGTAGCTGAACCAGTGGTGTATACGCCAAGACCCTTGCCGCCCGAAGCACGTACACTACAAGAATGGATAGCCCTGGGCTATGAATTACCAGACGAGTTTACCACAGCACTGGAGTATGTGGCCGGCAGGAATGTGGACATTGATCGCTATGATTTTTTGTGGACTCCGCACCACGAACATAAATTAGCATACAGGATTGTGATACCATTCCGCTGGCAAGGCGAGACCAATGGCTATACATCACGTGCAGTGGTGGATGGTATCCGACCCAAGTTCTATACTCAGCATGATCCTGACTATGTGTTCAATGTGGATCGTCAACACCCAACAGCCAAGTTTGTCTTGGTCATGGAAGGACCATTTGATGCCATGAGCGTGGATGGCGTGGCAGTGTGCGGCAGTCAGTGTAGTGAACACCAAGCTGACATCATTGACAGCCTAGGCAGAGAAGTTATCGTGGTACCGGACTTTGATCAACACATAGACGATCGTGGTCGTGCCAGGTGGCCCGGAGCCGGCTTGATTGATCAAGCCCTAGAGTATGGCTGGGGTGTCAGCTTTCCGGTGTGGGCAGAAACCTGCAAGGATGTCAACGAAGCTGTGGTGCGCTATGGTAAATTATTTGTGTTAAAGACCATCTTGGATGGCGTTGAGCGCAGCAGATTAAAAATAGAATTGAGAAAGAAGAAATATGGCTAAAGAATACAACGCAGACATCCAGCACCTGTTCTTGGAGATGTTGTTGCATGACGCACAGAGCTATGTGCGGGTGCAGAACATTTATAATTCTGAAAACTTTGATCGCAATCTAAGACCAGCAGCAGCGTTCATCAAAGAGCACAGCAGCAAGTACAATGCACTGCCCACAACTGAACAGATCCTGGCAGTGACCGGCTTGAATCTCAAGCCATTGCCGGAGCAGGCACAGGGACACACTGACTGGTTCTTGGAAGAGTTTGAACAGTTTACACGTAGAAAAGAACTTGAACGTGCCATTCTCAAAGCAGCAGATCTGTTGGAAGAAGGCGACTTTGACCCAGTGGAGAAACTGATCAAAGATGCAGTACAGATTTCGCTGACCAAGGACATGGGCACAGACTATTTTGCTGATCCTGCAGGACGTATCAACAAGTATTTTAACAGTGGTGGGCAAGTGAGTACGGGTTGGCCACAACTGGATCGATTGTTGTATGGTGGGTTTAGTCGTGGAGAATTGAATATCTTTGCCGGCGGATCGGGATCAGGCAAGAGTCTTGTCATGATGAACATTGCACTGAGTTGGGTGCAGTCGGGCTTGAGTGGTGTGTATATCACACTGGAATTGAGCGAAGAACTAACCAGCTTGCGTACAGATGCCATGTTGAGCAGCATGAGCACCAAAGACATTCGCAAAGACATTGATACCACAGCACTCAAGGTGAAAATGGTGGGCAAGAAGTCGGGCAACTATCAAGTCAAGGGCATGCCGGCACAGAGCAACATCAATGACATACGTGCCTACTTGAAAGAATATCAGATACAGACTGGCAAGACTGTGGACTTTGTCATGATCGATTACTTGGACTTGCTGATGCCGGTCAGTGCCAAGGTGAGTCCCAATGACCTGTTTGTGAAAGACAAGTATGTATCGGAAGAACTGCGAAATCTAGCAAAAGAATTGCAGATGCTGATGGTGACTGCCAGTCAGTTGAATCGATCCGCAGTGGAAGAAATTGAATTTGATCACAGTCATATATCGGGTGGTATCAGCAAGATCAACACAGCAGACAATGTGTTTGGTATCTTTACGTCTAGGGCCATGCGCGAGCGCGGACGTTATCAGATACAATGTATGAAATCGCGTAGTTCAACTGGTGTTGGGCAGAAAATTGACTTGGAATACAACATTGAAACCATGCGTATCACAGATCCCGGTCTAGATTCTGCAGATGCAGGTGCGACTCCGGGCAGCAGTATTATGGAGCAGATCAAGAGCAAGTCCACTGTGGGAACCACAGCACCTTGGGAGCGAGCCACAGCTCGACCCGGGGTAGATCCATTGGATCCTGCTCCCAAAATCACAGCCGGAGTGGAAAATAACAAACTCAAACAGATGCTAGCAGGATTAAAAAGTACAGCCAAATGATTTTACAATATCAATAAATACTTTTAATCGGAGCATATCTTGCAAAAAAGAACACGTAGTATTCTTGATGAATTGGACAACCTGTCGGCACGCCGCGATAAAGCATTGGTAATTGAAAGCCGTGCTGGGCATGTTATACAGGGTGCTATCAATTTCATCAATTATCTCAAAGAAAACTATGATGTTGAGACCGCACAAGAACTTGAGCGTAGGCTACTCAGTAGTATAAAAAGCCAAGATGCTGCCAAATTCACTAGAGGCTTAAAGAAACACAATGAAACAAAATGAAATAATACAAGAAGGCCTGTTTGGCGGTGCGCCGGACCCACGAGCTGAACAGGCAGCTGAAGTAGAAAAACAATTGAACATGGCCTTCCCTGAGTGGCAAAAATACGAAGCATCGTTGGTTGGCAGTCGCGGGATAACCCCACAACAGATGCCCAAGTATATAACTGACTGGGCTAGACGACAATTTGGAAGCGAGCAAGCTGGGCCATTGATGGCAATACCTGCATTTCCCGGCGCCACAGTAGATGATAATTCAGCAAAAGAATATATTAAAAAAGGTGTGCAGTATTGGCTGACTCGCGGGGCCAATGATGATGCAGAACAAGCACCCGCAGCAGCAGCACCCGCAGCAGCAGCACCCGCAGCAGCAGCACCCGCAGCAGCAGCACCCGCAGCAGAAGAACCAGCTGCCCCCGATGCTGCGCACAATCCAGTTTTCATGGATCCAACAACATTCAAAGCAGCATGGGACAAGTATACAAAAACCAAAGGACAACCATATCAATTGATATCTGATCCAGATATGTTGACCTTACTTAAAACCATGTGGATGCGTACAGGCGGTACAAGACTAGCAGAATCAAAGCCGATCAAGAACTATGTTGACCGTGATCTAACTGTGCGTATGTGGGCATTGCACGAAGCTGTTGGTAAACCACGCGGTGGCGTTCAGTTAACCGAAGATGGTGTACACCAAATATTTAAATTGGTAACTGAAGCAACTAGACAAGAAAAGCCACAAAGACCCAAGTTTAAAACTGCCAAGCCGCCAACCCCTGACAGCTTTGGCCAAGGCACTAACATGCCCACAGACCCGTATCAAGTACCGGGCGCTGGCACTTCCCCTAATCCAGCACCGCCTGCCGCAGCACCTGCTGCTCCGGCAGCATCAAATGCATTGGCAACAGTAAATGCACGACCAACATCACTGGCAACAGTAAATGCACGACCAACATCACTAGCAACAGTAAATGCACGTCCGGCTCCAACCCCGGCAGCAGATCCTAATGTAGTTGATGTTGATGCCAAAGATATCTCGGGTAGAGCAGCACCCGAAGCACCAGCAGCGCCAGCCCCGGCGCCAGCCCCAGCAGCGCCGGCTGCACCAGGAATTGATCCTGCTATGCAATGGGCATTGGATTCCATTGACGGATTGAAAGCCAAATGGGAACAAGCCGGTAAGCCCACTGACAGTGAGGAACTTGCTAAATTTTTACAAAGTGCAGGCGTAGATCCTGCTGCGGTCAGCAAAGCATACGCAAATATGAACATGCCAATTCCTAAATTTATTAATAAAGCAGCCGGCGGAGTAGGAAAATTAATAGGTGGTATCAAAGGTGCATGGCAAGGTGCTAAAGATGTATACGGTAAAAGTTCGGCTTCATCACAGACCTCTACTAGGGATGCTGTAGCACAAACACCAGTCCAAGCTAATCCAATGCCAGCCGCAGCCGGAGGCGGTGGTGCAGCAGGAGTACCACCAGCAGCAGGTGGCGGAGCAGCGGCAGGCGGTGGTGGCGGAGCAGCGGCAGGCGGTGGAGCAGCAGGTGCAGCAGCGGCAGGCGGCGGCGGAGCAGCAGCATCAAGCGATACTGGATTTGCAGACTGGAAAGATTTACGCTCAAAATTTGAAGCATTCCAAGAAGCAGATGGTGCAATGACCGGTGCAGTACGCGGTGTTATAAAAGATATCTTGTTAACTGCATTAAAAACTGTGGAAAGCAAACAAAAGAAATTGGTAAGAATGGCTCAGATTGTCAAAGAGTCCCGCAAGATACAAAAACAAATACTAAATGCCAAGAAAGCACGAGCATGAAACTCTTTGAAATAAAGAATAAACCTGCTCCTTGGTTGTTAGTTGAAGGCAAGGAAGGCAAGAATGTTCATCTTGAACATCTTGAAGATCAAATCTTCAATCTAGGATATGCTGGTGCAGTACAAGCACTGGACTATTTAGATAATCTAAGGATCATGTTGAGTCCCGGTACCGGATCTCCCTCTGCCAAAGTAACTACCAAATGGGATGGCGCACCTGCCATCATCTGTGGCATTGATCCTGCCGATGGTAAATTCTTTATTGGTACCAAGAGTGTGTTTGCTCTAAATGCTAAACTGATCAAGAGTGTAAAAGATGTTGACACCTTGTATGGAGCACAACCCGGTCTAGCGGCCAAGCTGCGTGTGGCCATACAGTGCTTGCCCCGGTTAGGCATTGGTAATGTACTACAAGGCGACATGATGTTCACTGCTGAAGATCTAGGCGAAGATGATGTGGGTGGTGAACGTTGCTATGTGTTCACCCCCAATACCATCAGCTATGCAGTACCAGTTGACATTCCCCTGGGCAAGCAAATACGCCAGGCCAAAATGGGAATCATATTCCACACTGCCTACGAGGGAGCCAGCCTGCCAGAAATGACTGCCAGTTTTGGTGCCACAGTGGCCGGATTGAACAAGACTGCAGATGTTTGGTTTGATGATGCCACCTACAAAGATCTAACTGGCCGCGCCACACTGACCACACAGGAAAATACTGCACTACAGGCTGCGGTACTGCGAGCCCGTGGTACACTGGAAAAAATTCCAGAAAAGAATTTCAATGTTATCATACAAAACGCCGAGTTCAGTGCGTATATTAAACCTTTTATCAACAACAATATCCGAGCCGGCGAACAAGTAGGCAACACCACACAGTTCTTACAGCGTTTTTATGCCGAGTATGAAAAGAAACAAAATGCCGAAATTGCCAAGCTGAAGGGCGGGGTAGAAAGCAAAGCAGCACAAGCACGTATAGAAAAAATAAAAGCACAAGAGCAGTTCATGGCCGACAACAGCAACACCCTACTGGGCATCATGGCCATGTACAAGAAGGTGATTGAATTAAAACTGGCTATATTGCGTAAATTGGAAACAGTAGAAAGCCTAGTAGGCACATTTATCAAGACCGACACTGGTTATCAAGTCATGAACCCCGAGGGATTTGTTGCAGTGGGACATGATGGCGGTGCTATCAAACTGATTGATAGGCTGGAATTTAGTCGTAATAACTTCCAGGGCCAGCAGGACTGGAAACGAACACAAATTGCGGATCCGGCATAAATATTTACATGAGGCAAGAGCCCATATAAATCAGGAGAAATAAAATGGCAGTTTTTACAAGAGTAAATGGTACATCCCAAGCAGTTGT